CCCAGGGGTGGGTCGAAATCCGACTACAGAAACAGGAAGCTTTGAAACAGGAAAGGAAACTACTTCTCAGCCTAAGGATGGACGCCCTTCGGATGAAGAAATCATAAGCGCCTATCAGGAGGTGTGCGATGGGGTATTCAAGGGCGCGGAGCTGATGACCCCTAAGCGCAAGAAGAACGTAGACATCCTAATGAAATTCAAAGTCCGTGGCTCTTACCCGTTCCGTGACGCTGGCATTGATTTCTGGAAGGGCTACTTCACTGATTGCTTGGCTGACAAGCACTGGCGCGGTGAAAGCACAAACGGGAACGGGTGGAAGGCGGACTTTGAGTTCATCACCCGAGTTGAGAACGTGGCCAAGGTACTGGGCGTATGAACGAAGCACCTGAAAGACCGATTTTCTCTGAGGAAGCTGAGCATGGCGTGATCGGTGCGCTTCTGCACAGGGCAGACCTGGCTGACCGCATCGGCGCCAACCTGCTGCCTGAACACTTCTTCAAGGCCGACAACGCAATGCTGTACTCGATGATCCTGGCTCAACGGGCCAAGGGGCATTCACCAGATGTGATCACACTGAGTGATTACCGTGCTGAGCTGCCGAGCGGGACGCCAACCCTGATCTACGCCGCTGAGATTCAGCGCAACGTTCCCGGGTATGCCAACGCCATGCAGTACGCCAAGGTTGTTCGCGAGCGGTTCCAAGCTCGAAAGCTCCAGCAGGCGGCATGGGAGATCAGCGACCTCGCCTTGAGCAAGGGAAGCATCTCGGAACAGATCGCCAACGCCCAGGCAATGCTGATGGGCCTGGATGCCGAGGATGACCGGCCGGATGTGATCTTGATGTCTGATGTTCTGCCGAAGGTCGTGGACGAGCTGGACAGGGCGAACGCTGCCGGCCAAGAGCAGTACGAGCCAGAAGGCGTTACGTTCGGCCTGCCTGACCTTGATCGCATCATCAAGCGACTGCGCCCGGGCAGCTTCACTGTCATAGCCGGCAGACCCGGTACCGGCAAGACGGTGCTCGGCCTCAACCTGGCTGACAACATCGCGATCAACGAAGGCCACGGCGTTCTGGTGTTCACGCTGGAAATGGAAGGCAACGAACTGGCTCGCCGCTGCCTGGCTGCCCAGTCTCAGGTAGCCCAAAGTGTTCTGGATGGATCGGAGAAGGCAGAGGACGATCACTGGCCACTGATCACCCAGGGCGTGAACAAGATCCAGCACGCTGATTACCGTCTCTGTGAGAAGCCTGCGCTGCCGTTCAGCCGTATTGCTTCCATTGCCCGGTACCAGCACCGCGTGAAGCCGCTCAAGGCGATCTTGGTGGACTACATCGGCCTTGTGGCATCTGAGCCGGGCAGCAAGTTGTTCAACCGAGCAGCAGAGCTTGGGATAGTTTCACGCGGCATGAAGGCGCTGGCCAAAGAGCTGAAGGTTCCAGTCATCGCCCTGGCCCAGCTCAACCGTGGTATCGAGTCACGCGCCGACAAGACGCCGCAAATGTCTGACCTACGCGACTGCGGTGACATCGAGCAGGACGCAGACACGATCATCATGGCGCACCGTGATGAGAACTCGGAAGACGGGCGCGACGGATACACAGAGATCTTTGTGCCGAAGTGCCGCCATGGGAAAACTGGCCGCTGCACCCTGATGTTCAAGGGCGAGATCGCCAAGTTCGTGCCGGCCATCAAGCGCTATGGCGACACCGAGGCTAGGCCGGCGCGCACACGCTCGGCCAAGTCGTTCATCAACTCAATCGCTCAAAAGGATTAAGCCATGCAAACCGAAATCAGAATTCAGAACATCAAAATGGCCCGCCGCATGATCCATAAGCCGCACCTGCGCATGGTTCGCCGAGGCAACACCGCCTACTGGATTTGCGTCGACTACAAGGGCGTATCCAGCCGCGTATTTGGGTCAGGATTTACACCTACAGAGGCTTACCAGAAATGGCTTCTGATCAAATGTCCGTTCTGAGGTTCCCATGAAAAACCTACTCCTAGGCCTAGCCCTACTAGTTGCCACCGTTTCATCGGTCGCATACCTGGCGCCGCTGGCCTCTGTACTTGTCACATACACCCTGATCGCCGCAGCCGTGGCGCTTCAGGAATCGAAAATCTGGAAGAACTGAGAGAGGCGTGACCAATGAGCAAGAGATTCGGACGTAATCAGAAGCGCAAGCTGAAGCAAGAGATCAGCACCCTTAGCCTAAAACTGGTTTCGGAGAATACGCGTAACAGCCTTCTTCGTCGCCAGATTGACGAGCAAACCGAAGCCCTGAAGTTGGTGGCATCGATGCTGGGCGAACACTTCGTGGCATTCGTGCCGAGCACGATGCAGATTCAGAGCCCTTATCGCGACACCATGATTCCGGCACCGAGCTCTCGGCGGCCAACGACATTCATGCAGGCCCGCGACTATCCCCAGTCCGTAGCCAACTCGATCATGCAGCTGAAGCACTCCCGCTTTTCTGGATACCTGGACAAGCTGCGCGACTGCGTGCACTTCAGGTACGTGACGCCTGGCGGTGAATGCGGCTATTCGTGCTCGCGCGAGGTATGGGCATTCATGCCTAGCGATGTCCGGCATGAAATCGTGATTCGCGAGATCAGCCGAGAAATGGCCGAATTCCTGGCCAAGAACCCTGAAATGCTGGAGAGATGACCAATGAGCAACTGGATTAGCGTGAAGGATCGACTGCCGGAAGACGCGGATGCATCAGTTCTGTGCTACTCGGATGGCAGTAGCGGTACCCATCGGCATGCATGGCCAAAAGGAGGCATGGACATGGTCCACATTCAGGACTATTTCCGCGACATCACTGCCGGCGTCGATGCCAGCGGCGTTCAGCTCTACACGAAGCGATACCTGAGCGATGGCATCACCCACTGGCAGCCACTCCCGGCGCCACCTGCGGAGGGCGAGTGAGATGGCCAGTGAATACGCGAACTGGGCCGAGCGCAACAAGCGCAAGCAGGCCATCGAGCGAGAGTATCGGGTGCTGATCAAGCCGAAGATCGTCCTTATCCGATGCGATGGTGAGATTTTTTGGCTATGCGACTCGATTCTCTACAACGGCCAGCGCGGCTACGGCAAGACCCCGACCGAGGCCTACGAGGCTTGGTTCAACGACACAATACCTTTCTGAGGAGAACCACCGTGACCAACAACGAAAACGAAATTCGAAAGCAGTTTGACCAGTGGTGCGTGAAGACGGGGCGCGTTCTTGGGTACATGGGCTGGCGCGAAGACTTCGAGATCTGGCAAGCCTCGCGCCAGGCCTTGGAGATAGAACTGCCTAGCTGCCTTTGCTACGACCTTCCGGGTGAGGCCTATCAAGTTCTGGAGGACTGCAAAGAAGCCATCGAATCCCAAGGAGTGAAGTGCAAATGACCAAGATGACAGCAGAGAAGGCGCGCGATATCGCCCGTGCGAAAGATCCGGAGTTCGCGGTCGACACGATCCTGGCCGATATCGCCAAGGCTGCGGAGGCCGGCAAATACGAGTACACAACTCGCGATTACGAATTCGGCTCCAAGTGCTATTGCAGCGAGGACAGATACCCCGAGCTGTGCAAGTCGATCCTCAAGGAACTGCGCGCCCTGGGCTATCGCTGTACCGTGCAGGCCGTGGAGCGCCAGTTCGTAGATATGTGGCTTGAGGTCCGCTGGGACGAGGTGAAAAAATGACCAACATCGATAAGATCAAGCAGGCGCGGCAGGATCTTGATGAGGCTCTTGGTTCGCTCAGAACAATGATTGATCGAGACCGGCCAGCAAGAGATCTGTTTCTTGCATATGAAGTGGTGAACAACGCAGAAAAGAGGCTCAGCTACGCCCAGGCCGAAGCCCTGCGCCAAGCCACCGAGGTAGCCGACGAGAACTTCGCCCGGGCGCAGAAGCTAAGCGAGCAGGTTCAGGAGAATGTGCGGCACATTGAGCGGCTGGCCGCGATCAAGGTCAGCGCAGACCCGAAGCTGCTTGAGATCGTCGAAGAGGTTTTCGTCATTGGTGAGCGCCTTGTCAGCGATGTCTACGGCTATGAGTTCAAGGAAAAGGCATTGGCAGCACTGGCCCTGGCCAAGGGGGAGGCGGTATGAGCGAAACAGCCAGGATCAATGCTGGCAAAGAATGTGGCCAGCCAGATTGCGGTAAGCCGGCTAAGTGCAGAGGGCTCTGCAATATGCACTACAGCCGACTCAGCAGATACGGAACCCTTGAGCGAAGCAGAACAAGGAGGAAGACCTACACGCACACAGAGGGTTACATAGTCGAGCATGCCCCGGGCCATCGACTAGCAAACTCATCCGACGAAGTCTTCCAGCACAGGCGAGTTTTCTATGACGCCAACGGAGAGGGGCCGTTTGAATGCTTTGGATGCGGGAAGGAGGTCACTTGGGAATCCATGCACATAGACCATCGCGATGAGGTCAGGACTAACAACGAACTCTCAAATCTTCGCGCCTCATGCCCACCCTGCAACACGGCTAGAGGAAAAACAAAAATATCCGATATCGCCAGAAAGAAATCGGGGCTTTTCTGGATGGGGCAGGCAGTGACGATATCTGATCTCGCAAGGATCTCTGGCATGTCTAAGCCAGGAATCAAGTCTCGACTTGATCGAATGTCGATCGATGAGGCCATGAGCACCCCCAAGGTGATGCCTAGCGATGAGAGACCCTGGCGCAGGAAGGGAAATGCTTGCGACATCTGCGGCAAGCCCAAGTCATTCGGCCACAACACCTACAAGCACACAAAATGCGCAAAGATCCGTCAAGAGCGGTATGCGCGGGAGGGGAAGGTATGAGGTCTTACGCCTATGGCCAGACAGTCACCGGAATTCTCTATGGAGAGCGCCGGCGCATGATGGTCATCAAGCAATCCGAAATCTGGACAAAGGTCTGCATTGGGTTCAGCGGTCATTGCACGGCGCATTACAGCCGAGTAAAGACCGAATCTATCTTGCCGATGCCGCACACGGGAGCAAGATCATGAACGTCCAGCCAATGATCAAGCCAGACAGCGGCATGAACCCGCTTTTCCGCAGCGCCATGACAGGCCGATGCGACGTATGCGGCAAAGGCCGCGCGTATTACAACCACGACAAGTGCTCAAAGGCTCGCCAGGCAGCAGGGTTTGTTCTGCTGGATCGGGGGTTTGGGCGGAAGGAGGTGCAGGAATGAGCGTGAAGCGGGTAGGAAAGCCGCATATCTACTTCTGGTGCGGACGGTGGACGGCTGAAATTCAGCATGTCGGCTTCCCCACCAAAGAGAACAAGCCAGAATGGCTCGCAGCCGTCGCGTGGGTAGAGAAAAAGAACCGCGAACTTGAATGGGGTATTTCGGCATGACCATCGACCTGAAAGCGATCAAGGCCAGCGCGCAGATTACGGCGGACAGATGTCCAGAGCATCTGGTTACGGTGCCGGCTGGGGTGATGTTGGAGATTTTGCGGGATGTGGAGCGCCTTGACTGGCTTGATGGCCAGTACTCTCCAGTCATTGACGGACAGACTGCGAGCGATCCAGAAGGCGAGGTTGTTGCATATCGCTGGTCTGTCGAGGACCAAAGTTCATCCGTTCGAGATGCGATTGATTACGGTATGTCCAAGGAGGCCAAGTGATCACCATAGGCATCGACCCAGGCCTAAGTGGCTCTCTCGTCGCGCTGGGGGACGATTTTAGCGTGATTTGCCACCAGCCAATGCCGACGCTAATGGTAGGCAAGAAAAACCGCGTAAACGGCTCCGTTGTGGCTCAGTTCATCAGGCAGTTTCAGGGGGAGAGGATCAAGGCGGTTCTTGAGCAGGTTGGGGCCATGCCAGGGCAGGGTGTCAGCTCGATGTTCTCGTTCGGGCACTCAGCTGGCGTAATCGAAGGCGTGCTGATGGCGCTGGAGGCTCCATACGTCACTGTCACGCCTCAAGCCTGGAAGAAATCTGCCGGCCTGATCGGAAAGGACAAAGACGCCGCACGGTCTCACTGCGCAAGACTCTACCCAGATTTGCGCATACTCGACCTGAAGGGCAAAGGCCAAGCAGTAGCCGATGCCATCCTGATCGCGCGACACGGCATGACTTTGTCTTGACCTGGGCCTACCGCTGGAGGCATGATCGCTTCACACCTCCATCGGTGCGCTTCAGCTTAAGGTCGCGTTGGTCACGCGGGGAAAGCCCAGGTCTCAAAAGGATCTGGGCTTTTTTCTTTGCCCCTACATCATCTGCCATAATCCCCGCAGCCAGGCGCTTTGCCACGGCAAAAGGAGGGGAGGCATGAACAGCAGAAAAGATTCACTCATGGCAGCTGGGCTTGTATGGACGCATGAGCATGAGTTCACCACGGTTGCTTCCAATGCCGTGGTTCAGGTTGGGTTCGTCACCGGCGCCAGCAACTTCCAGTTCGAACGGCGCACTTACACGGCAAGCGAGAGCAAGATGCGCGTCTCTCTGTATGAGGTGGCGTTCACTGGCGGCACCAACATCATGCGCACATACAACCGCAATCAGTCCGGGTCACCAACATCACCGGTACAGATGAAGGCCGGCGTCACGTTCACACCGAACACCGCAATAGCAAGCCTGTTGCTGCGCGGCGATGCCACTGGCACCAAGGCCACCACCACCATTCCAGAAGATGAGCCGCTGATTCTCAAGAAGAACACCAGCTACGTGC